GGTGGTGCTGACGCGGGTGGCAAGATGACCCAGCAGCGTACCGTGTGGAACCTGCGCGGCATTGCGATGGCAGGGCTCACCAACTGGTCGGGCCGCATGGAAGACCAGCTTTGCCTGGTCCACATGGCCGGCGCGCGCGGCACGCAGAACACCGCGGACTGGGTGATCCCGTTGGCGTCCGATGCGGACTTCACCACCATCATGGTGAATACGGTCTACGCGCCCTCGAAAAACCGCCAGTTCTATGCGAACGACGCCAGCCTGCCGTCGAACCTCGATACGTCGGACATCCTGACGCTGACGGATTTCGATCGCGTGGCCTCGGTCCTGAAAGATTCGCAGATCCCTCTGCAGTCGATCAAGATCAAGGGCGACGTCTACGCCTGGAATGACCCGCTGTGGGTCGCCTTCGTCACCAACCGGCAATGGCTGTACCTGCAGACCCGGACCGGCGAGAAGTCCTGGCGCTCGTTCCTGCAAAACGCCTACGAACGGCGCTCGGCAGGCATGCGTCACCCCCTGTTCTACGGCGACGTGGGCATGTGGGCCGGCATCCTGATTCGTCCGCTCAATCGTTTGGCCATTCGCTTCGCGGCCGGCGATTCGGTCGAGTACGATACCGGCGGCTCCAACGGCAAGACGTGGACGAAAGGCACGGCTACGGCCTCGGTTGCGACTGACCGCTGCCTGATCGTCGGCGCCCAGGCGCTGCTGAAGTGCTACGGCCAGCACCAGAGCTCGGAGTATTACTACTCCTGGCACGAAGAACTGGTCGATCACCAGAACGCGGTGGAGACGAGTGTCGCCATGATGGGCGGCGTCGCCAAAACCAGGTTCCAGGTGTACGACGGCACCGACAACGTAGACGTTGATTACGGCTGCGCCGTGATCGACAGCTATGCGCCGGACCCGACAACTGCGGCCGGCAAAGCGCTATTGGTCTAAGGAGAGAAAATCATGGCTGCTTTTACTGCTGACAACTACACCAACATCGCCCACAACGGGGCGTATGGCAACAAATCGACCTACAACGGGGTGATTTCCCTGACGACGGCGATGGCTCAACTGGACACGCTTGACCTGATGAAACTCCCGGGTGGCGCGCGCATCCAGAACGGCTTTCTCGTCATCGCCACGGCCGTCACTACCGCTACCGTTTGCGTCGGCGTCCGCTATGCGGATGGCACGTCAACGGGTGGCACGACCGGGACCGCGGTACTGGGGACCGGCATTGTGCTGACCACGGCGCTTACCCAGCAAGCGTTCAACAACTTCGTTCCTTTCACCAATGACGTCGATACCATCGTCTACGCGACCATCGTTTCCCCGGGATTCGCTTCCGGGGCGTCGATCGCGCTGCACGCCTGCGTCGACTACATGGCAAGCGGCACGAAGTAAGGCGGTCCGAAGTACCCAGGCGGCTTTCGGGCCGCCTGGTTTCAAGGAGTAATGATGCGCATCGTGTATGTGGGATTCAAGGAAATGAAGGCCGACAATGTGGCCGGCACGGGCCTGGTATGGTCGCGTGGCGAGATCCACGAAGTCGAGGAAGAAGCCAAGGTGGCGAAACTCCTCGCGCACCCGCTCATCTGGCGCGATGCCGACCAGCCCTACGAGCTCATGCCCGTCCCGGTCGCGGTGAAGCCCGAGCCGAGGGTGAGCATCATCCCGGTTGACAATCAGGCGCCGTACTGGGAGCCGATCGTGCAGACCGTGCCTGGCGATGTGTTCGATCGCCTGCAGAAAAAGGAATTGGTTTCGGTGTTCATGACGGCAGAAGATGCCGATGCCTTTGCCGACTGGAAGCTGAAGCAGGAAAAGGCGCTATCCGATACCGCGCCGAAGAATACCGGGCCGGCTGTAGACAAGCGGACCAAGGAATACAAGGAAAGCCTGAAAGGGAAGGCGGCCTAAGCCATGGCTACGATCCAGGATGTGATTGACCTATCGCGCTTCGACTTGAACGATGCGGCAAAGACCCGCAATGCCGATTCGGACATGCTCAAGTTTGCCAACGACGGCATCGCCAAGGCCTACGTCATCCGCCCGGACCTTAAATTCGGCAGCTACACCACGGCTTTCGCCGATCTCACCACGGCCTCGGCTTTCCCCTTGCCGCTCGAGTACCGGCCGGCGATCGCCAACTACATCACCATGCGCTGCGAGACGGCGGATGACCCGTTTGCCGTGGAGCAAAGGGCCATCCAAGGCCTTGCGCTGTACCTGAAGGACTTGGGAGTGGGGTAACGCTATGACCGATTATTCAGCCTGCCTGGATTGGGTGATGCCGGACCTACCGATGGCACCGCCTACGACGCTGGTGGTGAATGCTATCCGGGATGCGGTGATCGAGTTGTGCGAGCGCAGCCTGTGTTATCGGCAGGAACTGCAGCAGATCTTGGTGCTGGCGCCGGTCTCCACCGTGACCACCGCGGCCGCTGCCCAGTTTGCGACCGCCGTTGTGGTCGACAGCATCACGGACTTCAACGCGGGCGATACGCTGAAGGTGGAATTGACTGACGGAACCTGGTGGCGCGGGCATGTCAGCGGCACGCCGGCGGCCAGCACGATCAACCTGGACGGCCAGCTGAATCAGGCGGTGGAGGTGAGCGCAACGGTGACGAAGTTTGTGGACCAGTACGCCATCACCCTGCCGACCGGGTATGCCATGGCGAAATGCCTCTTTGCCTGGCTGAATGACAGCCCGATCGACCCCATGAGCCCGGACGATGTGGACACGGAATTCAACAACACCTCATTCGGCTGGGTGGGCGTCAACTGGCGGACCGATGTGCGCTTGCCATCGCGCTTTTACATGCAGGACGATGGCACGGTCAACCTGCTCCTGCCGCCCGAAGCCGGCGGGAACCTGCGCTTGCAATGCGCGCTGAAGCCCACTAGGGCCTCGACCAGCTTCCCGACGCTGCTCTATGAGCGCTACATCGAGACGATCGCCCACGGCGCCAAGGCACGCATCATGCTGATTCCGAAGAAGCCCTACAGCGACAAAGAGCTCGGCGCCTGGCACAACGAGAAATTCAACAGCCTAGTAGCAGAGGCAAAAATCAGGGTTGCGCGAGGCAATACGCGCGGGCCGCTCAGAACGCACACTGTTTTCGCTTTGAGGTAAACCATGACCGATACCGTCCTCTATGTCGACAATACCTACGGCACCATTTCGGGCAGCCTTACCGCGGCGGCGACCAGCATCACGTTGACGGCGGGCCACGGTGCGCGCTTCCCGGCGGTAGCGGCCAATCAGATCCTGTATGCCACGCTGTTGAATTCCGCGAACGTGCTCGAGCAGATTCATATCACGGCGCATACCTTGAACTCGGACACGCTGACGGTCACCCGGGCGGCAAACGGGACGACAGCGAAGGCTTGGGCGGCTGGGGATCGGATCGAATGCCGGTTGACGAGCGAGCACATGACCACGTTCGGGGCCTTCCGTGACACCGCTGCATCGTGGACGAAGGGGCAACGCGGTACGCCGGTGGCGTTGACCAGCACCAGCTCTGCGGTTGCGGTGGATATGAACGCGGCGAACAACTTCACGCTGGCAATGACGGAAAATACCACGCTATCCTCGGCTACCAACGTGGCCGCTGGACAATCCGGCCTCATTGCCGTTACGCAAAATTCGACGGCAGCAAAGACCCTTGCCTATAACGGGTTCTGGAAGTTTCCCGCCGGCGTCGTGCCGACGCTTACAACGGCCCTGGGGGCTGTTGATGTGATCTCTTATTGCACTATCACCAGCACGTCAGCGGCGTGCAATATGCAGAATGACGTCAAATGATCGTTCCGGGTTCAGGCATCCTATTGCCACAGCAAACCTTCACCCTAAACGGCAGTCAGCCGATAGGGTCTGGAGGCGGTTCTGGCGGTGGCGGCACGGGGTCCTATGCGCCCGGCGACGTGCTTACCCTGGTGGGAGGAACGCTCGGGCCCAACGGGGCGGCCTCTACGGTAACCGTGGCCACGGTATCGAGCGGCCAGGTCACAAGCGTCACGGTCGGAAATAGCGGCGCCTATGCGAAACTGCCTGCGCTGAATGGAAGCGCGGTATCAACGACCAATGGCGGACAGGGCGGGGGAACCGGCACCGGCGCGACCATTATTCCAAACTGGACGACAACGTATTGGACCAATACTGGCATCCCGGTCCCGGGCGGGGATTATACGCTGACCGCTGCGCTGGACTCGGTTGAGGGAACCGATTATGCGGGTTATTTCACGTCGCTAACCCCTACGCTGGGGGCAATTTCTCCGACAACATTCTCGGGTTTTACTATTGCCAACCTCGGAACGACAAATTTGACGGGGATTGAAACGTACACCACCAAGCTGTTCCTCGTTGGAAATGTGGTGCAAAGCATTTTTACAACCCTTTCAGCCAATAGCATATCGCTGAATTCGGCGAGCGCGGATGTGTATGTCTATCTAGGGGGCTCCAATCAAACGCTTTGGCAATGGAACACCACCAGGATGTTCACCACCGCGGGAGACATTCCAGTGGCGATCACTTAACGCGATGCACCAGATTATGGACTGACAGTGGACCAATGGAGGCAGATGTTGGCGGAATTGACGATGGCCGGGATGATGCAGCAGGCCAGGTCTGTGCTTCGTGTGGACTGGACCATCCCGGCGACTTGGGTGATCGGACTGATTATTGCGGTCCTGATCAATATCGGCGTCGTGCTTTGGCGCGGGGCCACGATCAGCACCCAACTGGAAAATGCAATGGCTGTGCAGAAGATTGACGTTGACCGCATGGATGCTGTGCAGACTCGGATGGCCGCGGCCGATTCAGAGCGAGCAAGGATGGCCCAGGAAATGCAGGCACTGAAGGATCGCATGGATGTGCACGCCCGGCGCTTGGAGCGCATCGAGGAAATCGAGATGCACGAAGGCGTCAGGTACAAG